TTTATCCCTCCTTTTTTGCATAATAAAAACACCCCTACGGGTGCTTAAAAATTGACGTCTAATTATCCTACCTAAAAGATGCTATATTAGGTTGGTATCTTAGCTGCTTACTGATTTCATCTAGTATCTCATCTTTATAAACTGTTACCCTGCTCGAATCTATATTTATTACTATGGTTTCTCTCAAAATTGGTTGGATTAAGGACTGGGTATTTGGGATTGTTCTTAATGGCAGGTAAGCAGCTGCTTGTTTAGCTTTCTTCCCACATCTCAAGCAAATTTTATCCCTCGTACCATCTTGCATATCCACCCACTTATGCTTACATTCCACTAATTTACCTCCCTCCTTCTGATGACGCCTAATTTATCCTTTTATGCGACAGTCTTGCTCACTAATAAAGTTGTCAATTCTTCGTATTCTGCCTGTGTCAATCTGTTATTCAGCAAAAATACATCCAGTTTGTTTTGTAAGTCGTCTGCCCCTTCCTGTGTAAATTCTTTTATATTAATCAACTGCTTACATACTATATAAGTCATATTTCCACCCCTAACTCCATTAGTGATTGCCTAAAGTCTATGTCTACCAACTGCTCTAATATTATTTTTTCTATTTCGGTTTGCCTGTTCAAAAATTCAAGATTTCTCGCTCGTTCCATTTGTACCTGTCCATCAACTGTCAGTTTTCCGAACATTCAACTCACTCCTTTTTCGATGCTAGATGATGCAACAAGCGGGGGCCAAACCATTGGCGCTGCTCGCGTGGCTGTTGCTGACCGTGCCCGGCGTACCCACATGACGCGGATGATGCGAGCGATCAACATGCGGCGAACGCAACCACCAACGCATAGTTGTCTCACTTAACAATTTAATCCTACCTGCTATTGCATCTGTAGTCGGTGCTCCTGCAAGGTTGGCGTAATATGCATAAGGGCTCTCGCCAGTTACTGTCCCTTCATCTCCACCATAGACTTCCACCCTGGATAACAAGAACACCTTGTCTGAGAACGTGTCTTGTCCTCCTCCATCTACAGTTGCTACGGCTACCTGCTTATCGACCGCGCCTATTACTTCAACAAGCTCTGGGTCAAGTCTTGCAAGGTAACCAGCTCCATCATAAGGCGCCCCGGTTGGTGCTTCATCATACTCATGTTGTGACACCCAGGTAAAGCTTGTTTCATCACTATTTAACCACTGCTTGATAGCACTATGGATATATCTGTTATTTCCGTATTGCTGCCTATTAGCATCGGGGTTAGTAGGTTCTGGTGCGTCAAATTGAACGTTGTCTAAACAATCTCTTGTTTGAATTGTTAGGCTATGGCTATACTCCGTGTCAGTTGGAGTGTCGTGGTCTATGCCTATGATAGTCCACACGATAACTTTTCCATCATACATACTCAAAAATTGGTCGCCTATTTCGAAATACTCCTCTGCTAATCCCGCTCTTACTATTGCTTGAACCTCTTCCCAAGACTTAACAAACGGTGCTATGCCAATTTTATCTTTGATTAAAGCTATTTGGGTCGCATAATCCGCCTCATGCGACTCTTGGGCATCCTCTACATCGTCCACCCGGCCAACTATCTCATTTATAGCAGCTACTATGTTAGCCTTGACTGTAGTAGCTAGCTGAGCCAAGGTGCCTATAAGCCCTTTTGCTTCTCCTACTTCCTGATCGGTGTAATCGTTGGCTGCGTCTAATGCTGCCCCGGCCGCTGCAGTAGCTTTAGCCGCCGCTCCGTCAGGGGTTTCTTTAGTGGCGATATCATCAGCATTAGCTTTTAGATTCTCGTCTATGATGTCCATGTTTTGGTTTTGGTGAACCACGTTATAGTTATCATTAGCCCCCGGCTTATTCAGATTATAATTAGTTGTGTTTTCCAAATATCCCACCCCCTATAGATTTGATGATCTAAGTTCTTCATGTGTATATGCAGACAGTTCGGCATGAGTAAATTGAGATAAAATCTCATAGGTATTATAAAGAAATATATATATTACAGCTAAATGGGCAGGTTTTATCTCTTCTATCGCTATTTCGACATCATCAATATTTTCGGGTATGCCAATAAGGGAAGTGAAGGTAATAGTGAGCGTGCTATCGGCAAAAGAAATATCAACATCCCCATTAGTCCAGCTATCAGTAACAAGCTTTATCAACGTTGCATCAACCTGGCCGGTGCCGCGCATTTTACTTTTGATGACAGCCCTGCGCTCGCTATATGGCTTACTGACTTCAACTGTTATACCCAGCTCTGTTTCGTATATAGGTAACGCCCAAGTTGCTGTATCAACGCTCAACTGCTGCTGTAGATCCTCTAAGACAACATCCCGGCTCTCATACTGTATACTCTCGGCCTCAAACATCTTGCCGTATACTTTAGACTTGCGCATAAAAGGCTGTAATCGGTTGAGCATATCAGTTTTATATGACATTTATGCTCACCGTCCCTAATATAGCCACTTCTTCTTCATCTATTGCAATATTAGACGTCCCACCATTGATCTCTAGGTTAGAATAGTCCTCCACACCTTCACTGGTTAGTATAGCAGTTCCTGTTCGTGCATAACTAATAATAGCCTCCTCAAATGCTATTCCAAACAGATATTCTGTTATACTCTCTTCAATATTTGCTTTTACTGTCTCCTCATCATAACCAGATGATAAAACAATATCTATTTCAACATCTATTTCCAATCCATTCGCACTTGCTACTGTAACAAAAGCACCAACTGGTGCAGCTCCTTCCCCCAAGCCTTGTATATCTGGGTCAATATGTTCCTGGACCTCTGCAACCAATTCCGGAGAAGCTGGCTGACGATTAGCATCAATTATCAGTACCTTAACAGTGTTGTGGCCGTCCCAAAGCGGGAAAACCCTTACAGGCCCTACACCGCTTACCTCCCGTGCCCAGACTTTATAATGCGCTTTATTTCCACTCGTTGCCGGTGTGCGGATATGATCATAATACCGTTGTAAAAGATCTATATCAGATTCCGCATCAAAACCATCATACGTGGGATTAATGTTTGTAACAGCCGTAAATCCTGAAAGAGTTACCGGGAAAAGAGTTATAGTGTCTGCCGCAACCATACCAGCGCTACCAGGCTCGATTGCTTCTATTGCAACATCTCCACTCTCATTAATAATTTTAGTTTCAGTAGCCCGAAACTGTATACCGCTTTCTGTCTCGAACAGGTCACCCTCATTAATAGTACCAGCACCTGTTACTGTAACGCTTCCTATAGCCCTTGTAGCAGGGTTTCTCTCGATTCCGGAGCGTTCTTTTACCCGCTGGGTTAGTTCCGCTCCCGAAAGGTTTTCAATATTCAGTTTATCCTTCACGCCTTCTATATTCTGATCCACTCGCTCAAATTGTTCTGCAACTGGAGCCAGGGCATCATAAATAAAGCCTCCTGGACGTTTATCGTATTTTTCAGGTATAATATCTAGCATGTCTAATAATATTTTTTCCTTGGTTGCCATTAAATCGTCACCGCCTCTCCTATTGTGCCGTAAATACTTATCACATCAAACGATATCGTGAGTCTGGCACCTGATTGAGAAAAAGAAAAATTATTTACTCCTGTAATTGCTTCATTCTTCGATAACGCCTCACGAATCATCCGTTCATATTCTGACCGGGAATAATAAGGATGAAAGTTCCTTCCGATAAGCGAATGATGTTCACTGCCATAATTAGTGCCTTCATAGATTAAGGTGTTTAATTCCGTACGCAAGGTCTTCCGTATCCAAACTTTAAGGTATTCAATACCCTCAAGTTCAACTAGCTTCCCATCCTTTAATCGAAAATCCCCGGTTTCAAAGTCCCAGTTAAAAGTTCTATGGGCCACACCAGAGACCATCTGTTGTACCAGTTCCGTTTCTGTAAAGTCCAGCTGTGCAATTTGAGGAAGTACCATTAATCTTCACCACCTTGTTATGCCTTGCCCATAACATACCATGTTTTTAGGTCACTGCTGGGCACTATAATAACCATATCGCTTATTTCTATTGATACATGCCTTGCTACAATCAAATGCCGGCCTTCTAAAATAACACTGTCACCATATTGTACCTTAAGCGGTTCTATTGAAACTACTTTTGCTGTTCTAGGCGCAGTGCTAGGCGGGTTACGATTCTCTTTATACAGTTTAGCAATCAATTCGGCCAACCTGTCTATCTGGTCCATTATCTGACCTCCTCAGGGAGCGTCAGCTCCAGATTCATGGTATGGATCTGATTCTTAACAGTATGTTTCGCCTTTACGATTATAAATCGACCTTTCATGCCTGTAATTGGCTCGTCTACATCTAAAAGCCGTCCAGCCTTGAACTCCACATCGCCCATTAACGGTAGACTATTAGTCTCTTGGACCCTGGCAAGTCTCTGTAATAGTATTCGAGCTACTTCTCGGGCTTTAGCCACATCTTCATCATCGATTTTGAAAACATCTTCGATTAGTCCATACTTATTAATTAACTCCTCGTCCTGGGCATGGGCCACAACCTCATAGTTTTTATCTTTTTCTATAAGTATTTTTATTCTGTTACGCATGGTTTCAATAGTTCTTGACCTATCAGCACCCAACGGGTTAGCTTGCACATCATAAGGTTCAACGTTTTGAGCAAGGCGGAAAGTCCCTCTAATGACTAAATCTTTCATCTCTTCGAAATATATCCGTCCTTGGCGCATTTCAATATTAAACCTTTTACCCGTTTGATGCTCTTCACGTTTGTATATATTATCAATAATTTCAGCTGGACTTTTTTCTATATAAATTTCATCAATAATTGTACTCATCTGTGGCACGTTGCCAATAAGCATTCCAAAATCATTTAAAATCTTTGTAATAGCCTGAGACGCGGGAACCCGGTTAAATTGATACACACTCTTTGATTTACCTAAATACCAGGCATAGTCATATACTGTATATTTGATAGCATCCCGGCCATTCTTGCCCTCTGTGACAATGATACCCCTATACACTTCCTTCTCACCCTTAACGAGTATTACAACATCGCCCAAACCGCATGGGTTAGCCGGAATGAACTGAGTATCATTCCAGTTAAGTGTAAATTCCATTACTGCCATAAGTGATAGATTAGAATCCCATTCAATCGCACCTACTAACGGCGTAATATCATAAGACTTGGTTCCATCGTTTTTCACAAGAATTAGTTTAAACATACAACTGTCACCGCCTTACATTTATAAAAAGGAATTCAGTCATTTTAAGGGTATAATAAATATCCCCATCTTGCCTGACTTCCCATTCAAACTCATCAATAGTAACAGCCATGTTTAAATCTTGCCGTCCTTCTCTATCGGTAATAACTAGCCTAACCGGAAATCGACGTTCTCTCCAACGTTCAAGGGTGTCCACATAAGCCATTCCCCACATCTCACGGTTTTGTAGGAATGGGTAGTCATGCCCATCTACCGGGAAAAAACTTTCAATTTCAACTGCACGAAGCCCTTTCAGGCCAATAATATTTAAAGATTGCTGCAGCCCATCCACCTGCTCATTGTTCCATAGGCTTGTGACAGGGTATTTGGCAGGTGGTACGGGGAGCTGTAGCACTTCTTCATTATTGTTTATAGACAAAAATATACTAATCATACTACCCCTCCCCTAAGTAGCCCATAAATGTCTCTCGATCCTGCCCAATAACGAATCAGCCAAATCGACTGGGCTTGTATCACCTTTAAGCCTGGCTGTATTCTTATTAACTGCAGTTGTGTTAGTGCCCAAGGCTCCGGTATTCCCAGTAGTTGCTTCTGTATTGGCTTCTAGAGCTTTGATTAGAGAACCTTCTGCCTTTTGTCTCTCGTCTTCTTTTTCCCTCCTAAGCCGCCAATCGAATTCCTGATTATCTACATCAAATTTCTTACCAGAAAAATCTACTGCACTTATACCGACTTCGATAGGTTTTATGGATACCCCCGGTATACGGTTAATCCCCTTAATAAAAGCATTGATAGGTTTAAGCGCCTGTTCAATCATCCAATTAATAACTTTGATAACGCCGTTTGCCATCCACTCTGCACCGGATAACAAACCATTCCATGTTTTCTGGCCGGCAAGCTTAATATTATCAAGATTGTTGATTAAAAGCGCACCAACAGCTATCAGCCCACCAATAGCCAGTGCAATTAACCCTATCGGGTTAGCATTCATGGCTACGTTCCATGCCCACTGGGCAGCTGCTGCTGCGTATTTCCAGGCAGTAATACCCATCATCGCTACTTTATAGGCGATTAAGCCTCCAACAATTCCATATACAAGAGGTCCAATTAAGGTCCAATGTTCCGCTATGAAATTATAGGTATCTGAAATAATAGCTAATACATTGGACACACCGCCGATTAGCCCCGGGATCCCAGTGTTGAGCATCCAGGCAACGGCTCCTCCGCCTTCGCCATCGGGCGAAAAACTACCAAAGATACTTTCTTTTACCCTGTCAATGGCTGCTTTTATACGGTTAAACCTTTCTTCATTATCTTCTATAGCCTGCCTCATAGCCACAAAAGCATCAAATACAAATTTCCTGACCTTCGGTACCTGTTCTACCAGCCACTCAATACCCCTGTTAAATGCCGGAAGAGCAGGAGCTGCTAGAGCATGAAAAGCTCCGGTGATAGATACCTTTAATTTATCCAAGGTATCTTTGAACTTAACACCACTATCAATAGCATTATCGGAAAGTGCTGTTCCCATTTTTTCATACTCAGCAGTAAGCTCTGCAATGCTACCCTTAGAAGAGTTCAACATTGGAAGCATTTCTTGTCCGTTCCGGCCAAAGAGTTTTTGAGCAATAGTAGCTTTCTCTGCACCTTCCTCCATATCCTGAAATGCGGCCACTACTGTTTTGAATGCATCTTCTTGAGACATGGCTGAAACAGAAGCATCTAAACCCAGCTTACGAAATAAATCCGAGCTATTCGCTGCTCCTGTCTGTAACCCGTATAAATGCTGGGAAAACTGCTTCATACCAATACCAAGCGAATCAATTGATACGCCGTTTTGACCTAAAATAAAGTCTAGCTCCTGGAATCCCTGCCTGGATAAGCCCAGTTGTTGGCTAAGTTTATCTATACGATCTGCGGCATCTGCTGTTTTGTTAACAAGCATCCCAAACCCTATCGCCGCACCCGTTGCGGCAGCGGATGCAGCGGTCACGCCTACTTTTACGTTTTTCCAAGTCTGGCCCGCCGTCCGTTTCAAGTCTTTTAGATTTCTTTTATACTGTACCGTTCCACCATTTATTTTTTTCAACGTTCCAGTGACACGATCTTTCAGCGTCATTGTTTTATTAATATCTTTAGCGCCCAAAACCTGTCACCTCTCTCTTGTTTCGCTCTTCTAAATACACTAGCATAGACTGCAGCATAAACCTTTTGGTAACCAAATCAATATTTAAAAGATAATCTAGAGCGAACCCCCGCTGCACATAGTGGTGCAGAAAATAAAAGTCGGTGTCGCTCTCGATTAGTTTTTTATATCACGGTCAACCTTTTGCACGCCTTGTCCATAACCTGCCAATTGAAGGGCAAACCCACTGATAGCGCTTATCTCACCTGACCTAAATAACATTTTAACTATATCAGTGGGTTCCACACAGCTGTATTCTTTTTGTAGTTCTTTGTCCTTCAAATTCGGTTCAATCACAGAGTTATAAACAATATATACATCCGCTTCATCGCTCTTGCCCTCCTGGGCCATCTCCAAACCTTCTAAAGCAATTTCTCGTTCAGGCTCTTGGATTGTGATTTCAGCATCCAATGATTCGACATAGAGGTCTTGCACTCTTTTTAGTTTTTTCTTCAGCTGGTCCTTTTGGGCTAAAAGTTCTTTTATCGTTAGCTTTTTAGCCATATTTCCACTCCTTTAATTTTAAATTGCATCAACTAACTCATAGTCACTATAAGCAAATGGTATATCTTCACTCCCAAGGGTTTTTTGCTCAAATTTAAGTAGCATGAACTCAGAAATAGTAACATCATGTAAGGCTACCCGCTCTGTCCCGTAGGCATCGGGATCTTCTAGTTTTCCAACTAATTCGAAACGAGGATATTCTCCACTACGAACCTGTTCGGCCATAGCATGCTGAACTCTAGAGTATATCTTTTTAATTGTCATCGTACCTTCACCGGCCCAGCCAGTAGCCTTTTTGAAGGTGCCTCCTTCTCCGGCAAAATTAACATCCTCATAGTTTATTGCAACTTTGGCTTCAAAACTATCTACCTCTGCCCACAGTTCGCCATTCACCCATACCTTGCCATAGGTACCATTAATAACTCTGTTTGCTTTTGGCTTTGTCATTTATTACACCACCTTAGACAGATATTTTTAATTCCAGATCTTCTACTGCATCAAGGAATTTTAGGCTGCCAGCCAAGAATACTTTGCTTTGAAAGCTAGACTTTTTCACCTGCTGATCGTCCCAATCACTAGTATCTGTTCCGATGCTTTCCCAGGCTAATCGTTGGGCTTCAACATCAACCACTACCCGATTATCCGCCGCAGGATCTAAAACGTCTCCTTCTAGCCCTATTAGATATGCGTTCACTGCTGTTATAAAAAGTGCCTGATTGTCATAACTGTTATTAATTTTTCCAACATAGTCGTTTTCGAAAGTCCGGGTAATATCCCCTTTGATAAGGTCGTGACCTTCGATGATCTTAATCTTTTTCCAGTCTTCACCCATACCTTCACCGACAGTAGTTAAGCTATTTACGCCCCGCGCAATCTTGATCTTCTCACCATCATTAATCAGTATAAGCTTCCCGTCATCGATATCGGTATCAGGATCATCACTTTCTGTAATAGCTTCAACCTCTGGCAGCACATAGTAAGTTGCGCTTCTTGTTAGAGGCATCCCCGCTAATATCCCGGCAATACGCCCTGTATATTCTGCTGCAGTGTATGTCGTCTCTCCAACTCTGATATCCTCGGTTGTAAAATTTATAATACCTTCATGATCGCTATCACTATTGGGCAGCACCGCTTTAAACGTCTTTTTATCATTATCCCGCCAGGTTTTCATTTGAGTGGATATGTCCGCCACATCCTCAGCCTCGACCCCAGGTATAGCTAAATAATTCCACTTCTTACTCGCTAACCGGTTAAGGGCTTCTGTATAACTTTCCGCATCAGTTCCTAATCTTTCGATGATAATTTTAGACGGTATGCCTAAAAATGTTTTTTTGATATAGTCAAGGTTTTTATCAGTCCAATCATCTTCATTTATATCCGCAATAGTCTTGTACTCTATCGAGTTAAACTCCCCAGTAGTATCTTTCAGGATAAGTGCTACGACCCCGCGCTGGCTTCGTTGTATTGCAGACACAGCTAAGCTAGTAAACTCTATATTGATCTCTGGTAAACCCAATTTAATCCCTCCTTATAGTTTGGCCGTGATTTTATCAAACTCTTTCCTTGCTATATCTTCCCATTGCTTATCAATCTCTTTCCCGGCTTTTTCAAAAACAAAACTACCTTCTTTAAAACCGTGCTCACTGCCGTCTTTTCCAACTATACGATGCCCTTTTTCAATCAGATGCCCATGCGGAGCCCTTGTATAAACCCTTACCTTATATTCGCCTGTGGTTTTATCTTCCCATGGCTTCCCGCGTTTAATGGATTTCAGATAATTTCCCGTTTCCTTTCTAACCAATAGTTTAGCTTTTTTCTTAACGATAGTGCGTGCTTTAGAACCAATTTTCCCCATAAGCTGTCTTGCCTGGCGTGGGAATAGTTTTTGTAAATCCTCCAGCTCTTTTTCAAATTCTTCTAACTCCCTTAAATCAATTTCAACGTCATCCATTATACTCAAGCTCCTCCATTTTCTCATGCTCCGGTTCTTCATATGCGGAATCGTAGTATAATATATCAAACGAAACTATTAATACTCCATCCACCACCTCTGATTGAATGTCATTATCCAATTTCAAAAACCTATCATTCACGTATATGCCCAAGCAAAACAGCGCTTCAATTTTTTCCTGCATCTTTAATAACTCAATGTTATACCGATAACGATTCCAGGGGAAATAGTATATTCTTATTGTCAATAACCTTTCGAAAATATGTTGATAATCAGTTTTACTTGAATAATCAAACTTAACAAAAAAAGAAGGCCGCTTAAAACCTTCTTTTATGTCACTAGACTGGATTTCAATTTTAGGAAACTTACTGATAAGCTTATTATTTATAGCCAGTTTTATATCCATAAGTGATAGCATTGTTATACACCCCTTTACTCCACAACTTGCTCGCAAAATATCTCTAGCCATTCATTGCTATAGTAAGGGTTTAGTATATACTTTATGTTAAACCTTTTACCCCTAGCTATAAAATACATATCTTCTGTTATGTTTTTGCCCGCGGCATATCTAACTTTGATTTTATGGCTTACATTAGCGAGCATAGTATCTGCTGCTTGGTTTTGGAGTTTCCCGGTTTGAGGTATGATCTGTGCCCATACCGAATCGATCTTTTTAGGATAAAAAGCTTTTTCTTTAAGCTTATTAGTGTATTTAACCTTTTTATAAACATCTATTTTTACGTTAGTTGTGATTAAGAGCTCCTTTTGCTTCTCCTGTCTAGTCTTCATTTATTTCCACCTCATCTGTTACTAGCTGACTTACACCTACTTGGAGTTGCAGTCTTAGTATTTCGTGCCTGAAGTTTTCCTCCCAGTATTCACTGGCGTTATTGTAGGTATACCGACAATAATCAAGGAGTAAGGAGCGAGCCAGCCCTTCACTATCAAAATCCAGCTCCACTCCCGTCAATTCTTCTAGCTTCTTTTTCCCTCGTTCTATAAGGTCAGTTACAAAGCTATCTTCATCATCCCAGGTGATTTTTAGGTAGTTTTTGATAATCTCTAACACATCAACCACCTTCCTTTGCTATCTCCACCAACTTCTTGCGCTTATTAATTTCCTCCATCCGTTTTTCCGAGATAGTGAGTAAGTCCCCCTTTTTATAGAGGGACTTACCATATTTATTCCGGAAAGGTATTAGCACCTTAACTTTGATTTTTTCACTCATTTATACCAGCTCCTACGATATGGGAGTATAGGTCACAACGATAACGTAAGCCTCGCTTATGCCTCCGACAGACGAAGTCACAACAATGACATTGCTACCGGCCGATAGTTCAAACGAGAACACGCCTTCAACTGCAGCAACAGCTTCGCCATCCAGGGTGGCAGCTATAACTGCGCTTTCATCACTTGTTGTTGCCTCAAGGGCCAAGGTATCATTGTCTCCTGCGTCTGTATCGTCCTCAACGGCTATAGCGTAGTAATGGATGTTCTCGCTAAAGTTTATATCAACATCAGCTTCTAGTTTATCGGTAAGTTCTATCCCGGCCAGCCTTGCGTCAACATAATCGGCAACACGGACAATCGGGTAAGTGGGTTTAAGATCGGTAATGTTGAGGATTTTAAAACTATTACTATCCAAGGGCTTGCCATTACCGTATAGTTTGGTGAGATATACCCTTTCGTCCTCTAGGAAATGATACTCGTCAGAGTATTCGATTTTACCGCCCTTGCTAGTTCCAAGAGCCATGAAATACCGCTTACCTATTCCAATTACAGCTTCATTCTGCGGCACCCATACCGATTGCACAACGTCGGTCGGGAAGGGAAAAATATTGGTTACATAGCTGCCATCTTGGCGCTGGTAGACGGTTGCGGGCATAATTTTAGTGAAGTAATCGACCGGATTTACAACTAGCAACACTTTTGAAATAGTGCGATATAACCCATTCGGCCCCTGTGCCAATCCTGCTAAAATACCGCCGTAGGTTTCCGGAGTGAACTCTGCAAACGGAACAGGAACCAATGCATCATAGCCATTCACCGGATGGAGTGCGGAGTTCGGGTCACGCCGCATGCCGCAGGGCTGATTAATCCCTGTCCCATCAATGATGGCTTTTTCCAAGCCATTAGCAATAGCTTCCTGCAGAATGGTACGCACATAGCGATCAATCCACGCAGGGCCAAGGTCCAGCATGGCCTTGCAGATAGGAATAAAAGCTGACAGCTTTTTCTGTGTCAAGTCAATTTTGTCAAAGCCAGCAGTAAGCTCCTTAACGATTTCCGAACAAAGCTGATCCCATGTTGCAAGGTGGCGGCCATCTTGTACGCTTACCAAGATTTCTACAAGCGGGCCGGTCGGCACAAAATTAATTGCATTAAGCAGAGGATGCTGCTCTGTAATGTCTTCAAATACTGCGTCAATAACAGTGACAGGAAGCACTACGTCAACATTAGTTAGTGCCTGTTTAGGGCTGCCGGACTTCATGCCCTCAATTAGCTTCTCATAATACTTTGTTTCCTCGCTGGTGAGAGGTCTTGCTCCACGGCCGGATAAAATCTGGTTGTCGGCAGCCTGCACAAGCCCCTGTGCTTCGGATAATACTGCTTCTTGCAGCATATCAGTATACTCGCTAAATGTTTTCGCAAACGCTTCTTCATCGCCACTTTTTATGGCCTCGTTCATTGCGACAAGAATTTCTGCTTTCTTTTGTTTCATTACATCAGGGTTCTTCATGTTTATCTCTCCTTTTTAAATAAAATTTAGCGGAATAGCGCCACCAATAAGTTTGATAACTTGTCCTCCGGCCCCTGTCTAGGTTCCAACGCCGGTGGTGTCGGTTCTGGTGGTTCTGGTTCTGGTTCTGGTTCTGGTTCTGGTATTGGCTCAGGTTCGGGTTCCATATTTGCTTTGGATGCCCTTACCAGGTTAAACAATGCCTTTTTTGCACTTGCCGCTGCCTTTTGGCTTGCAGATTCGCCCGTGATAGTTGTTGCAAAACCCATTTCCAGGGCCTCTGTGGGTTCTATCCATGTTTCATTGTCCATCATTTCTTTGAGTTTTTCTTCGGTGATGTTGATGTAATCCATATAGGCGTTAATTGAAGCATGAGTTATCTTTTCCAAGTCATCGGCATCTTTTCTAAGTCCCTCAGGGTCTCCCATGGTACACATCCAAGCGTTATGTATCATCAGCAAGGACGCATTGGACATTATCCTCTCGTCACCCGCCATGAACACCACGCTAGCGGCAGAGCAGGCAAACCCATCACAATAGGTTTTAACTTTTGCCGGGTGGTCCCGGAGTGTATTGTAAATTGCCAGCCCTTCCGCAACTTCGCCGCCGTAACTGTTGATGTGGACATTAATGGTCTCCACTTCCGGGTCTAACTCTTTTAACTCCTTTGCCAACGTGTAACTGGATACATCATTCTCAAACCATTCCCAGGAAACAATATCCCCAAAAATATAAACGTCTGCTTCTTTGCCATTAGTCTCTAATGCATAGTATTTCTTAATCGTCTCCACCCCCTTTCAGTGCTGTCTCGATCGGTTCATAGTTCTTTGTCATCCATCTCATTTTGCTCCACTCCGTTTCCAGCGGTTCCATACCCAAAGTTTTCAAGCAGTCATCAATAGAAAATGAACCAATTCTCAGTAATACATCAAGAGCATTTGCAACATCCTTGATGTCTACAGCTTTAATAAAGCTGGTATCAAGCTTCATATAGGTTCTTTCAAGGAAGCTTTTTTTCCCGTACATCTTCCGGTTAATTTCATCAGTAAGTAATTCAGCTAGGGGATTTACACAGAAGGTCAGGAAGTTATTAACCGCTTTTTCTGTATCGGACACATTACCCTTAAGCAACTGAGGAGGCACTTGAAAGGCTATGGCAACAAAATCAAATACATCATCGATAAATGCTCGAATATCTCGGCCTTCAATACTGCCCTTGTTAGCATTAGCTTTATTGTCCAACTCTTCATAACCTAATCCGTTTGTTAGCGGAACTACAGCGTCCCCTTCTGCATCAAAGAACCGTTTAAACTTCTTGTTCAGTAATTCTTGCAGTTCTTTTTGGGCCTTATCTGTCTGGGGGTAGGTCGTAGGAACTGTTAATTTACCACGTCTGGCGTTATTTTTCTTATAGTGTTTTTGGGCAGCCGCAATAAGTTCGGCGTAAGAACCGTACAGCCCCTCAATGATAGTTTTAATTTTGTCATTATGCAGCTCAAGGTGAAGTACTTCTGATTCGTTAAATGTTCTTTGCAGTGGATAATCATCTATTACAACTCCATCGTAAAGATATTCCCGGAAAGCAAATTTTTTTGGTGTGAAGGTATCTGCAACATAAAAATGAAGGTTGTTCTGAATAATCAAGGCTTCATTGTCATAGACAAGGTGGTGTATTACATCCCGCCAGAATTTGCTTGCAGACTTATTCGGATTTGGTTCTACGTTAAACAGATAATAGTTGTCTTTTTTTACTTCTTCCCCCCTTTCGTAGGTCCTAAATTCGCTCCTGGCTACAGCGTTGGCTATGAGGTTTACACAGGCTTGGATTGCAAGCTCTTTAGCATATACTTCCGTAACTAAATCATTAATGCAGGCATCCAATGGAAGTGAACCCTCGTTTGTGTTAAACCAACTTCTTATCGTATCCCATAAGCCCAAACTCTCACCTCCTTAGTAGGTGTATACATCCAGAGACATTACATCCTCCTGTAGCTCCTCCAGTTCGTCATCTTTTGAGAGTACATGTATTAACGCAAAAAACCCGTCAGTTTTCCGGGTTTTTGGTTCTATTTTTAAATATGTCGTATTTCCCTTTTTGTCTACTTCTATGCAGGTGTTATTTGTATACCAACGCATTGTCGGGTTATCACCAAACACTAGTGTTTCCTCAGCAAAGCTTTGCTCTACAAGAGGCGCAACCTTCGCATGGGTTATCGGACCGCTGCGGACAACTTCAAGGGGCAGCCCTACTTTCTGGAACTCTGATTCAAGTAAAGACTTCCGGTATTCATCGCAATAAATGCATTTAACGTGATATTTCTTTGCCTGCTGTAAAAACCAGCCGGAAATATCTGAAGCACTTATGTTGTCCCGGTAAATAACTGTTATTAAGCCTTTATCAACCATTTCCTGAACTGGGAACTTAATCGGCCGGCTTTCTACTTTCAGAGCCAGGTGGCAAACAAAAGTATGTTCTACCCAATACCGTTTTCCACGATACTTGAATAACAACCCGCAGCTGGCAAAGTCGGTTGTCCTTGCATAGTCCAGCGCACCGAGACACTGCAGCCCTTCCAAGTCTTTGAATGGTATGGGTTGATTGGTGGCCAGGATCTTCTCCCACGGCGCTACCACAATAAAGTTATCCTGGGCCGGCATGTTCATCCTTTTAGTCATAAAGTCAATAGCCAGATGAGGTTGGTACTTCATCTTGATAAAGACTTTTTTCATTTCCTTCTGCAATAACGGGAAGTATGGGAAAGAAGGATTCGCTTTCGGCCAGTTTGCCTGATCGTTTACTTCTTCCTTATCGTCAAGTTTATATATAAGCGGCAGGAAACCTAAGTCTTTTGCATCACCTGAAAGAACCTGCTTTGCAAGGTCAAGCAGCTCATCCAGAACCCCTCCGCGTACATACCCGTTAGTTGTAATATAAAATGTCCGGCTGTGTTTCCGCTTGCCAAACCCGGAGGTAAATACTTTAATCATGTCCCAGTTTTCATACTCGTGAACTTCGTCAAATATCAAGCAACCGGTACGCTTGCTGTCCTTTGTCTTGGCGTTGCTGGTATTGTACTTGATATAACTATTAGTTTTGAGATTAACTATACTTTGCTTGGTCTTATAGAAAAACTTTTTTGATTTTTTCCAAGTACGTTCCAAGACGCCATATACATCATCAAAGCTGGTCTTAGCCTGGTCCTCAGCATTGGCAATGATATCTATGTTATAGCCCTTTACTCCGTGATAATGGGTAGTCAAATACCAGGCAATCGGGCTGATGAAACCGTTTTTACCGTTTCCCCGTCCCATCATTATGAATATTTCATCAAATACTACCATATCGGTACTTTTGTAGTAACAATGAATTAATGCCAACACAAAAAGCTCCCAGTCCAGGAGCCCGATCTCAAAGTATCGCTCTATGAGTTCAACAGCCTTATCTATCATTTCGTCCTTGATGATTACATCAGGGTTATCCAGCTTTTCCTCGATGTAGTCCATCGCTTCTTTGAGTTCCTGGCAAGCTGGTATCTTACCGCTTCTAACGCCATCAATATAATAATCGATATGCGTATGATAATCCCGTTTCCTGTTTTTCATTTACATTGCTCACCACCTCCGAAGCAGTAACTTGTATTACATCTCCTCATCGTCACCTTCCGACTTGGAGTCAGTAGGTTTTAATCCCAGCTCATAGAGTATCTTGAGCATTTGGGCATTAGTTTTGTTAAGCTCCGCGATAGAGTCGTGTTTTTTAACACCCCACTGGTTAGCTCCATTCTGATACTCAATAGTCACACCACGCTGCTTAATATCTTTAATGAGATCGTTCTTGATTTTCCAAAGGGACATATAATCATTTATGAGATCAAGATAATGCCGACCGTATATTCCTTTCCTTTCCAGTTGGTCTACTAAATCTTTTTTTATATCAGTTTTCCTCATATCCCCCACCCCGCATATATATGACCAGTGTTTGTTTGTTTTGTCTTGTCCCTCCCCCGGTCTCTGTATTTTCAAGGGAAAAGCGTTTTTTTGACCCGGGGGGTATTACCACCGTTCTGATGTAATATGCTCCCGCCGATTTACTTCCGGTGTTTTTAATTTTTCCGGATGCTCTTTATTATGGCAGGCTTCACATAAGCTCTCCAAGTTCTCGTCTGCCAGCGCCAGCTCCGGATACTTATCCAGATGCTTCTTGTGATGCACTGTAGTTGCCCGGCTGTATCCACCATCACGCTTGCACCGCTGGCATTCATAATTATCTCGCTTCAGTACTTCACGGCGCTTGCACTTCCATTCCCTGCTCTTATAAAACTTTCTAACGTCTCCACGCTTTATCGCTATGGTTAATTCTATTCTCATAATTTATCGCCTAGTTTTCTTGGGTTCAAAAAACACCCTCCTATACATAGGCTGAAATCGGCAAAAAGTTTTATGTTTTGGTTTTGGCTCTCCTTTTTCCTTTGGTTTGAGTTAAACATATCTTCTACATGTGTGTAATTCACTTCATCCGCTCAAACCCCATATTTTTCTAGAGTTATTAAGGTTTCTGAAATAACTATTACACATTTTTTCATTGTGGATATGTGGATAGAAAAAAACATAAAACAAATTAATAAATCCTAAATTTCCGGATAGCTGTATTAATCTCTTCCTGCTCAATTCCGATATATCTTAATGTTATCGAAGGATGACTATGGTTAAAAATTTTCATAAGTGTTACTACGTCCCCGGTCTGTTTGTAGAAATGATAACCAAAAGTCTTCCTCATCGTATGCGTCCCGATACTATCGAGCCCGAATTCATCTGCAGCATCTCTGAGTATTTTATAAGCCATAGACCTGCCGATTGGTTTATTTTTCTCCTGGCGTGATTTTATAAGATACTCATTAAGTTCCTTGTCTTCGATATATTCATCAAGTGCCTTCCTGAGTATCGCGTTCATCTCTATCGAGATTTGCTTATTTGTTTTCTGTTCCCGGATAACAATTGCAGTTTTGTTTTTCACATCTCTCACCCTGAGCTTTAATATGTCGGATATCCTTCTCGCAGTATAAATTCCCAAAAGAAACATAATATAGTTCCGCTCGTTTTGTTTGCGAAGATAATCCGCAACATCTTCCACTAGATTTGGGTCACGAATCGGTTGTACAAAGTTCATCTTAACTCACCTCTTATTTTCTTGATTTCCTCCAAAAAAGTGAAGCCCTGAGAGCCCGTATAAGCGAATAAAAAGGGACTATCCATACCTTAGGACCTTTGATTTTAGCCGCATTGCAGTAACTCTGCCACTTTTTCGGATTTCTTAATTTTTTCTATTGCTCTTTTCTTTGTGAGAGACACGCTGCACTTTGCCAGGCCAATTTTTTGTGCAATTTTATCTAATGTCATTCCTTTGAAATAATACATTTGAATAATTTCCTTTTGTCGATCAGTAAGCTCTTCTTTTATAATTTTTTTAATAACCTTTTTCATCTGTTCAATCTGTTCGGTATTATCCGGACAGTATTTATTCAGAAAAGTTTCCGAAGTAAAATATAGTACGTCTAGCTTTTCTCTGGTTACAGGTATAGTCTTCACTTCTCCACCACCCCCGTTTGTAATAGTTTTTTATAGTCACGTGCACTCCTCGAAGATCACGCTGCATGGAATTAAGAGGCCGTAATCTGTCCTTAAGCTCATCCGTCCGAATCTTTTTCTCATACTCGGATAGATGCTTATCTTTATCAAGCCCGCTTAATTCAGTTTTCAGAAATGCTATTCTATCATTTATGAGCTTCAGTGCTGCTTTATATTCCTTAGCCAGTTCTTTATTATCCACAAGCCGCACCTCCTACACTCCATGCCTGACCTGTCTTATCCTCCTGCCTATTCGTTTGTGTCCATCGTGTTGCATTGCCCTCCCAGGGCGGATATCCCTGAAATATTGCTCCATATAGTACTTCCATGTCAAGAGCTCCTCCCGGACCTCTCCGGAAATGTATTCTTCCACTGTGCATATTGGTTCCCGCTGGAAAACCAATGCTCTCCCGTTAACCCTCACCCATTCCACCCCCGCTAAAAGAAAAGACGCCACCTAGATGGTAGCGCCTCCGTTACTCGGTCAGCCTACTTTTTCTTTATCACTGAATTCGATTTTTGTAATGACATCTCCGTTTACGTTTTTAATCTTTAGTTCGAAAAATTTTTCCTTATTGCATTTGATTATTACATCAATTAATTCATCGAGTTTTCTATGTAATAGTTTTCTGAGTTTGTCCGCATCCACATTCAAAGGCCTCACTCCTCTATATCCTCTTTCCACCGTGCTTATATGGCCGGGTTTTGTTGTATTTGTGCTTTATGCGGATAGCTTCTTCGATGTCTATGCCTTTCTTACCACAGTAGTCCAGTATTCGGTATTCCTCCAATGCCTCTGATAACTCACTATGACAAAGGGCTATTATATCCCCAAAACTTCTCTCTTCATCCCACCAACCGTGTTCAACAGCATTCTTATGTATTTCGTCCCTAAGTTTATTCAATATTTTTGTGCCCCCTTGAAAAAGCCCATCTGTATAATCTTCGAATACAGCGGTTAGCCCTTATATATCTTGAAATCTTGTTATAAAAATTTCGTTTTTGCCCTTTTAGCCAAACAAGCATTTTATCATGCCACTGACAAATATAGAATTCGTTTTTTTTAAGGTTCACCCAGATATCTACTTTAAATCTATAACTTACTTCCATCCATACGCCGGTTATATCAAAGCCTTCGTCTTTCCAGTCCTCTCCATAACACTTCAGATACTCTTTTAAGTCCTCAGGTTCTGGTAACAACTCCACTAAGAAGTTCATCTTCTCAGGACCTACTATTATGTATTCTACCTCGTTTCCATAGCAATCGTATTCTACTAACCCTTTCAGCATCTGATTTAAGATTATCAGGCACTCGTTGAGGTTTAAGTTTTTATTTAACTCCACATTGATACCTCCCTTTAAGCTTCTTTTATCTTTTTTAGGCAAGAAGGGCATATATCCATACCGTCAATGTGTGTAACACATTTATCGCATAGCTTAATGTCGCAAGTAATTAGTCTGCTTATTGGTATGCTTCCATCAATAATTCCATTAATCTTTGGAGGATGCCCTACATACCTGTGTTCACCTATAACTCTGTCACATAACCATTTTACTGGCCTTTTCTTGCACACTTCACATACATCTTTCGGGAACTCTATTATTTCTTTGCTCAATTGTACTTCCTCCAGACTGCTATTAGTATACTTTGTCCTTAACCCAATCGTAATCGCCTGCATCCTCGAAAGTAAATGCAATCATATCGTAATTATACCGGTCAATATCATGCCTTGGTCCAAAGCCCCAGGCCGTGCCCGGGTCCCACTTTATGTCTGATTTAGAGTAGTGTATACTGTTTATGGTTTTTGGGTCAATCCATACTATTTGTCGGTAAGGCAAAACAGAATGTTTGTGAGGTGGTCTATACACGCATAGGTGATACACTGGGACCCAGTCTTCGACTTCCGTTAGTGAATATCGCACACCCAGCAGTATTTTGTATTCGCCCTGGTCTTCAGGTGTTATATTCGTTTCTGGTAACACATTCTTTTTAGTCGGCTTTTTAAGTGTGTCGAATATTGATAATTGCTCCACCCGCCCCACCTCCTGATCACCGCTTTGTATAGCAATGTCAACCCCAAACTCACCCCTGCAGCTACAAGGTTTGTTTTCATGACTCTCCGAACCACTTTCTGTATATAACGACAATCACGGTAAGCATTATTGCCCAAAATATTATGGCTATTATGTTCATGAACTGGATGATTTTATAGGTCGTCTCAAACGACATACTAATCACTCCCTTTATAATCAAGCTCCTTCTTTGCTCTGGCTAGCGCCTCATAGTATTTCATCCCATTTTCCACGTACTGCCTGGCCAGTTTGATAACGTCATCTAAGGCTACCTTCATACTTCCACCCCCAGCTCCCTTAATTTTTCCCGTACTTCCTCCGGATCCACGCTAAACGTCTTTGCTATTGCCCCAGCTGTGGCTTCTGGATTCTCTTTTAACCACCAAAGCACACTTTGCCATAGTCTGATCTCTTCCATCGCTATCCCCTACTTATGTTTAAGTCTATAAGAAAATCGCCGACCTCTTCCCGGTCTAATAAGCTGGCCACACTATAGAATATTTTTACTGCCTTTTCCTTATCGAACTTGCCTTTTCTTATTAGCTTGAATTCATCTAGTATTCCGTGTTGTGATATCATGTAATTATCGTAGGTGACCTCTTTCGGCGGTTCGCTCTGCTGGTCCTGGACCTTGGTTTCTTCTGTCGGCTGGGGCTGTAGCTCCTTCTTTATACCAAATTTGTTGATATAGTTCTTTATTGTGTGCTTCGACAAATCATATTTCTCTGCTATAACTCTTGCAGCATCCCAACTGGTTCCGAGTTCCTTACATTCTTCTAAAAGCTGCTCTCTAGTGATTTTTGGCTCTTTGTTATTAGCCAACCCCTTCCCCTCCTTCTTTATTTCAGCTACTTTCTTCTGTCGCTGCTTGTCCATATTATTGATAATCCATGCTGACTTTTCGGTATTAGTCATTTTCCGTTTTACCGGCGGATATTTCCGATTGAACTCTTCAAGCTCCTCCGGTGATAAAACGTAAGGCTTTACCTCACTCGATGTCCGGCGTGGGTCATCCGGCGGAAACCTTGAACATCCATGTCTATATGATGATACTTTAGCTTTGGTACTCATGGCATCACCTGCTCCCGAGCATACTTAACTGTTCGTACTCTTTCGTATATCCTTTGCATAGTTCTGGTAGGTTTGACCTTACTAAAGCCTCTGCAAACGGTGGAGGTACCGCATTTCCACACATTTTTACCTGTGCTGCTTTTGTTAGTTTTTTGCCAGTTGCGTCCCGGTCTATGATGTAATTTTCAGGGAAGCCCTGCGCTGCATAAAGCTCATGCGGTTGTAGCATCCTCATACCAATATCAACTATGGCATAATCCTGTCCTTCCACGGTAACCAGTCCAAACCTATCTTTTGTGGTTACTGTGCCCAGCGGATTATTTACTGTCTGACCCTCGCCGGTTCCATAATACTTAAGCAGGAAAGCTCTTACCTCTCCAAAATGTCCCGGTGATGTTGTAATGGTATGCAAGGGATCCCGGATGTCCTGACCTATTCCAGTCTTATAAAACTTGGTTATGAATGCGGCCACAAGTGCATGTTTTTGTCCCCCTGCCACCACCGTGCCAAGGGGCTTACTCAAACCCGGAGCTCTCGGAGCTTGTCCTTCCTTTTCACCGTACCCGGTTTGCACGAGAGTTGGGGCAATAAGTCCATAACGATTTGATGTATCAAGTGTATGTATTGGTTGGTCTAGTTTTAAGGCTCTTACTTCATTCTTAAAAGTTTCGCTGTGGTAGCTGATTATGAATGGTTGCGGATTATCTATGATAAACTTTTGTATGCCTCGGGCTATCCGCCGCATAGTATTCTCGGCCAAAGGCCTTTTCCTCTCGAATATGCTAGGGCAGGTCAATGACCAGTCAATTATCTCTGCAGCTGGCCGCCAAGGTTTCAGTTTACCGCTCTTTACTTTTGGGCTCTCCGGATCACCGTGGGTAGGTTCTGGCCATCTTATAGACTTTCCATCACACCGGGCTACAAGGAATAATCTTTTTCGTATTGTTGGAGCTCCAAAGTCACAGGCCCGTAATTCCCTAAAATCCACCTTATAACCCTGCCGCTTTAGGGCATTTATAAAGCAGTTAAACTCACGGCCTTTTTGTTTAGGATCCGGTTTACCGTTCTTAAGCAATGGTCCCCAGGTTTTGAATTCTTCCACGTTTTCTAGCATTATCACCCTTGGCTTCACGGTGGCTGCCCACTTTACAGCTATCCATGCAAGACCGCGAATATTTTTCTCTACCGGCTTGCCTCCCTTTGCTTTAGAGAAATGTTTGCAGTCAGGGCTTAACCAGCACAGACCCACTCGCCTACCCGCAGCGACTTCCCTTGGATCCACGTCCCAAACACTTTCACAGTAATGTTTTGTATCTGGATGATTAGCCTTATGCATGGCTATTGCCACTGGATCATGATTAATAGCAACGTCAACCGACCGACCTATTGCTATTGCTATACCAGTACTTGCTCCACCACCACCAGCGAAATTATCAACTATTATTTCTCTCATTATTACACTCACTCCCCACTACATGGAGTTAAATCAAATTAAGTTCATTTTTGTGTTGTAGCAATTCTTTTATACCCATTAACCTCACCTACCGTTTTCTCATCTTGGCCATAACATAATACTTTCTGCGTGACCGCCGTGCATACCTCAATCTAAAACCGTTTTTATACATACTTTTCTCCACCTCCCCCTATCTCTTCAAATTCCAACTGTCGGGCTGGAGGTTCGTAATTCATCCAGATTATTTCTCTGCGTACCCCCCCCGCCTCGCAGTTTGTAGATATAGCTTTAGTTCGCCATCCTTTCAGATGTTTTGTATATAAGTCGCTTTCATACCCGCTTATCATCACCGGACCAGGATGCCGGCACAAAAGGCCCAAGAGTTTTATATGGTCCTCATCGGTCATTTCATATGCATATATCCTCTGTCCTCTGGCACTACGTACATATGGCGGGTCGGCATATATAAATACATTTTTCCGACGGTACCGTTCTATTAGCTTTGCAGCTGGTTGGTTTTCTATCTGTACTAAACGATTATTTGTATGTTTCAGTCGGTCGGATATAGCTATTATATTTTCCGGTAATACATTAGCCCATTGAGCGCAATTACCATTCATTGATTTAATATTATTTCTCCATCCGGTCCTATCGCTGCTCTTGGCTCCTATTGCTTGCCACATCCGGACCATGAATCGTCTTGCGTCCTCTAATTCATCTCCTATTTTTTTATAGCTCAATTGATACTCTTCTCTGCTCCAGGGGGTGAATTGAACCATCCTTGCCAATTCTTCTGGGCGGTTCCGGATAACTCTGAATAGATTTACAACATTACTGTCTAGATCGTTTATAGTTTCCACGATAGACCGTTTTTTATTGAAGAACACCGCCCCGCTACCGAAGAAGGGTTCTAGATATGTCATTTTTTCGTATCTGTCCGGAAAGTTTGATATAATCCAATGTGCAAGATTCCATTTTGAACCCGGATATTTGAGTACTGTATTCATTTATATCACCCCTCCTTACTCCCAGATATCTATGAAGGTTAAGTATTTATTCTCATAAACCATATAGAACAACCCCGTTGCTCCGTTGCGCTGTTTTGCAATTATAAACTCCATAAGGTCCCAGCCACTGTGTTTAACAAACTTTATTAAGTCAATATCAATCTTGCCGCTCTTTACGCCCCTATCTATTTCGCTGCCGGTCGGTTGGTGCAGAAATACGATATTATCACAGTCCTGCTCTATCGCCCCCGATTCTCTCAAGTCTGCCATAGTGGGCCGCTTTCCCTCGGCGTTGCGGTTTAGCTGGGATAGGATAATTACTGGTATATCCATATCAAGCGTCATGCTCTTAATCTCCCGGCTCATGTCAGCTACTTCACGCTCACGGGACTTTTCTTTATTCGTTGGATTAAGCAGCTGCAGATAGTCTATGATGACTATGTCCGCCTTTTCTTTCCTTGTCCTTGCTTTTGCCTCCGGTACAGTAGCCGATTTGGTGTCAATCACTATCGGCAGATCACAGATCCGGGGCAGCTGCTCATTGACTTTCTGCCAATCCTCATCATTCAGATTATTACTCCTAAGCCTAAACCCGTCTATCCTGGCAGTATTGGCGAATATCCTTTTGCCCAGCTGAACCTTTGACATCTCCCGGGAGACTATAAGGACCTTCAGCCCTTTCCATGCCATACCCTGGGCTATTTGAAGCCCCAACGCTGTCTTTCCTCTTGATGGTCGGGCAGCTATACAGGTCATTTCGCCTTTGTGAAACCCACCAGTACGCTTATCGAGTTCATTGATACCGCTTTTGTGGGCCACTTCTTTTTTTTGGAGTTCCTCAAAAGTATCCATCAACACTTTTTTTAATGAACCGTCCTCATAAAATGACCCGGTATCAACCTCATCCAAGAGTTTTAATATGGCGTTCTTTAGCTCCACTCTTGAGATATCCTCGCCCAGCAGTTTGTTTATTTTTAGTTGTGCCGCAGCGAACTCACGCCGTACCGCTTTATCTTTTAATAAAATAATGTGATATTCAATATTGGCAGTAGTCGGTGTATCATACTTAATAAGCCGAGACATATCCACCCCGGATGCCTCGTTGATGGTAAGCAGATCTATCGGCTTTTTACTACGGTAAAGTTTATATATCGTCTGGAACACCTTGCGATTGACCGGGTCGTAGAAGTCAGTCGTTTTTAAAGTCTCAATTAGGTACCTTGTGTCCTCATCAATTATAAAGCTTGCGATTATTGCATTCTCCGCGTCTGGGCTGTACATTTTATCCACGTTCATGTATTACCCTCCCACGTCAAAGTATTTTTCTTCGGGCCTTAGGTTAATACCGTAGTTTTCCTGGTCAATCTTCTGCTTGTCCAGTTTCCGGGCCGCCTCATCTGCCTTGGTGTTACGCATAATACCGAAGAAATAATTTTCTTTTTTACTATGAAGGGCAGGGTTGTTAATTACTGTATGGCAGGCATACCCGACAACTATCTCAGGATGCTTGCTCATTTCGATATAGACCTTAAGTAAAACAGAGTCTGCTAGCTTGTTGCTAACTCTGGTGCTTTTTAAAATCTCCACGTATTCGTCAATTAATTTTAGTTTTTCCTGGCTATACCGTTGTCGCAAATTTTCAATTTGCAAAGAGGAGTCTTTTGTTCTTTTTTTTACTTTACTTTTCTTTACTTTACTTTGTGTACTTTTACTATCAGAAACTATGGTTATTTCCGGGTTTCTGACATCAGAAATAGATGTTATTACTGTATTTTTTCTATCAGAAACATCGATTAATAGGTATTCCTGATAGAAGATTACGGAAGCTCTTTTATACGTCGCGTTCAAATATCGGGTTTGTATGCCTTTAGAGGTTAATATCTTGTATTTTTCGTACAAATGCTCGTTAAAGATACCCCATTTGATACAATCATTTACGATGGAAACAACTGTGTTTCTGTCGACGGAAACTCGGTTGCTGAATAATAACTGCTCCTTTTCGGTCCATGGATAAAAGTAATCTTCGGAATAAATCTTCTGGAATAGCTTAATAAGCAGCCCAAAGCCCACTATACCGTGTTCCGCCTCAATCAGGTTTATTTTGTCGTCCATAACAACGTCCAATGGGAAGTAATCTAATCCCTGCTTTGTTGGCCTTGCCATATCATCACCCTGCTTGTCTTAAAATTAAATACGAAATATCGTCCTTGTGTACAGCTATATCTCGTCTATACCCGTACCTGGTGACCTGATCAACCAGAAGGAAGTCATCCTGATAATCTTTAACCGTGCCGCTGACCTCTTCTTTGGTTGTTCTAATCCTGAAACTAACTTTTTTTCCGATGTATCTCTTAAACAAGCTTTAACCTCCTTTATTTTGCGATTGGTAAATATATTTCCATCCCGGGCTGGAGCTGCCCCGGATCCTCGATGCCGTTTAGGTCCATCATCCGGTATACTATCTTCCGTGCATCGTACTGCTCCCCATATAGCTCTTTTGCAATACCCCAAAGGGTGTCACCTCTCTTAACTACATAAACAGTCTGGCCCTGTGTAGAGGTGGCATGTTGGGTGAATAGAATAAGAATTATGGCTAATATTATAACTAGGAGTAGTGTTGCCTTCAGCATTTGGCGCAGTTTTTTATGTTTAGGGCGATATGGGCCAGTAATACAGTTGCTTGTCCACTTAAAAGTCATTATTTCACCCCCGCTTATTAAAATTCGCTATCCCGTCAAAGACCCGAATTCTATAGTGTATCGGTACGCATTTCTTTAATTCTTGTAATAACCCCGCCCTTAATACTGGGTCAAACTTGTCATACTCAAGGGCTTTAGCTCTGCAACGCTCAATAAATGCTTCGTTGTATGGTTCGCCGCTCTCTTCCCTCTCCCCGTATTCACGGAATGTTTCAAATGGAGCCTTTGTGGCCATTATCTCCCTCTCCCTCCCAGGATGGATTATGCCACCCTTATTAGCCTTTTAATAACCATCTCTTGCACGCGCCAAGACTCTTGAAATCCTCCGTCCATGCATCACCATATTGGTTATCTATACCTACATATCTACCGTTTTCTATACAGTAAAACAGTCCTAGCGGCTCCCTTGTTTCAATTATTCGTTCAGCTTCCTCTATTACTACCTTTTTAATTGTCATAACTTAAGCTGCTCCGATGCCATTTTTAAGCCAATTAAATACCCCTGCAACCTTGCCGGATACTCATTACCAATATTAAAAATCCACTCATAAAACTCCGGATCAAGTTCCGATATGAAGTCTAAATTCAGGGTTACAATATTTCTCCATTCTGAGCAACTACTGCATTCCCGTGTACTTTCAAAAAGTTCCTTCATCGTATCGTGATTATACTTTATGCCGCATTCCTTCATGTCTTTTAGCCACTCACGCAACCTCTTAATCGCCTTTTTGTTGTCAAAATCCCATCTATTGTCACTGTAAGCCGATAGTTTACCAATGAAATAGTCAATGTGTGTATTGGCAAACGAATGCACAGTAGCCTCCCAAGTCAAACAAAACACTGCATCTCCAATATCACCGGAAATGTATAACATATATCCATCAAACACATATCTAACTCTATAAATTCCGGTACCTGGCTTTTTCCAGTCAAGAATCTGGATTTTCCCAAAGTCTTTAAGTTCAGCTTTATGGTCTTTGAACCAATATTCACGTATCTCCTTTTCAACGTTTTCCCTCACGTTTCCACCTCCATGTATAGCAGGGATAGGTCGTCCTGCCAGCTACAACAGACCATATTACAGGGCGTTGCTTCTATAGCGGCCAAATACGGCATAATGCCCTATGCTGTAGTTCTCCCCTGGCAGTCTTATGTGTAGCAGGGCGGGTAGGGATTTGCACCCTGCATGGCAGCATCCACACCACGGTGGATTAACCACCGCCGTCTGCCTTAGTGGTTTCATTAAATAATACTTATTTCAGTAACATGCTTGTATTAGGCTTTGTGATATGGTATTCTATTTTTGAGATTGATTTATCGAACTGCCTCGGCGGTTCGTTCTTTTTTTATATAGCCTTTCTGTACACATTTCATATTGTGCTGCTCTACTAATTCTGTTACGTCACACCACTTAGCCAGGCTCATTTTTAAGCATTCTATGTTGTGCTCAAGGTCAAGCAACTCTTGTAATCCTTGTATGTATTCCTGCCATTCATGAGATGAAAAGTCTTGCCGTTCATTTTTATTCACTGTTAATTCAAGTAGCCGGTCAAGAAGTTCCCCGACTTCACGATACTCGCCGATAAATTTTAAGAGAACTGTGGCAGGATCGAGGTTTACGTTGTTCAATACTTCATATCCGTAAGCTTCACCTATAGGACATTCCCGGCAATACTGTAATGTCATGTTCGGTTGTTCGTATAATTGACTCATCCCTAGAACCACTTCCGGAGGCGGGGTTGTTTCCCCAGCTTCGTATTTACAGAGTGTCCGTGGTGCAATATGAAGCCTGAAAGCTGCCTCTTCTATGCTTTTTTTTGATAATTTTCTTGCACTTCTATACATTGTCACACCCCTTTCCTAGGTTTATAATTTAGTTAGCTAGTTCGAGGTTTCCAATAAACCTCCACAGGACCTTTATTGCAAAGACATTCAATACACGGCTTGCGCATCTTAATCACGCGGCAATCTTCTGTATCCGTCAATTTGGTGATAAAGAAACTAATTTTCTCGGCAAGCTCACAGGGTCCACTATCATAAACATTTGAACCATTAGTCTTCTCCTGTTCACACAACACTAACTCACCATATCCCAAAACCTGCTGCAGCTCATCCACACTCACACCTCCCTTCCTGGCCGTCTTCCGAAGGCGGTCACCCTACCCCGCCTCTGTATCCATGTTTCGCCGGTAATCTTCTGCGAGTATATATGCAAAGGCATAGAGGCATGGATACAGTGCCCTTTCCAAATCTTCGCCCGTTATATTCTTGTTTTGAAAAATTTCGCCCGCGTATACTGATACCGTTGTTTTTTTAACCTCAGCCTGCATTAGATCTGCCCCCTTTAAGCTGTATATTCTCTTATACGTTTGGTAAGTTTGTTTTCAAAAAAAATCTCGTTTACCATTTCAATATTTAGGCCAAGTATATTTGATATATTTAGCATCTCACTTCTGGTAAAATCAATTATACCTAATTCCTTTCTGTTGTAGGTCTTTTCAGACATTCCAACAGCTCTAGCTAAAGATTTTTGAGTATGATTTTTCTCCACCCTTACTGATTTCAACTTTCGAGTATTCATTATCTCACCCCATTTCTTACCATTCGGTAAGTAAATATTACCATACCGTTTGGTAAGCTGTCAATAACTATTTTATAATATTGGTAAGTTTTCTTTAACTTTATTACTGTTCATTTATAATATTGGTAAGGGTAAAAATGGGAGGCAATCAATTGTGCAAAGTATTGGTGATAGAATATTAGAAATGCGAAAAGAATTGAATATTAGCCAAAAAAAATTAGCCGATAAGGTAGGTATTACTGAGGCTAGTCTTTCTAGGTATGAGAATAGTTTAAGAGAGCCAAAAGCCGAAATAATTGGAAGAATCGCATCTGCCTTAGGTGTTTCCGTTGATTATATCTTAGGAAACACCAACGTCCGTAACCCCCAAGACTATGATCTTATTAAGTCGCTATCGAGTGATGACCCTGAACTACTAGAAATATTAAAACAGTTCACTAAAAGGGAAGACCTAAAGGTGATACTTAAACAACTCCTGAGTGTTGATAAAAACGAAATCAAACCCCTTGCTAAAATGATTTCTGGGTTAGTAAGTGAGAATAAAGAACTAGAACTAATAATTAATAAAAATAATATGGAGGCTGATAAAAAGTTAGAGGAGTATAGTAAAAAACCTAATTATAAGATCATGAAAAACGAAAAATAGGTTTGTCGAAATATGTCTTAAAAAACCTCTTAACCTACCGATTAAAAAATGGTAAGATATACATACGAACACACGTTCTTATATATAGAGAGGGGTAGGTGGAAAAAATGGCAGAAGAGGTCAGAGTTTATAGGCATGGCAGGTATATACTACTTGCCAAACCAAGGGAGACACCTGCCAAACACGAGGAACAGGAGGAGGAGGATAATAAAGATAAGTAGAAGACGTTAGCTTTTGTACATAGCTTCACTTTCCCGGGGTGAGTTATACTTTTAACTGTAGCGCTGGCCTGCGGGAGAGGAAAACAAATTATAAATATAATAATGGCATAACTTTTTATATATTATTCGAGCTTTTACACATTTCTATTGAATATAACGCCTGAACGGGCGATATGGATAGATTACCAGAATACTATTACTAATAAACCAAGCACTAAAAACAGAGGAATAAACCCGGCGGTAGATGTAATGACATATATCTAAACCGGGTTTGTATTCTAAATGGATTATAAAGGATATCCCAGAGGGGTAAATAGAAAACAAAGGAGGATCATTATGAGTGAAGAAAAACAAGTGAAAAAGAAAGGCAAGTCAAAAGGATGCCTGACTATAATAGCAATATTTATCGTATTAGGTATAATAGGCTCTATGCTGGGGGGTGGAGAAGATAGCGAAACCTCTTCTATGGATGCAAATACAAACCCAAACGAAGCATCTATTGATGAAATCCTTTCTTTTAAAGGAACTATGGATTTAAAAGTTGATGGGGATAAAGTAATTATGACTGTGAATTCTAATGTCCCAGATGGCGGCCTATTTGAAGTATCTTTAGTTAATGGGAGTTATGATACACTGAGTGATTTTACTGAAGTTAAAGAGGGACAGGCTGTTAAAGAGTTTTCTATACCAGAGGATTGGAATGTAGGTTATTTATCAGGCTTAGCAATGTTTAGATTTAACTTAGATGAGCATCCCCAGCCAGATCATATTAAAGAAATATATGGTCAAAAGGGCGAAAAGATGTTAGGAGATCAAGCAGTTGAAACAACAATCGGAGGTTATAACGGAAATATTGAACCTGAAACTATAGCATATCCCGATGAGACAACAATAGAAGCTGCTCAAAATGAACTATTGCTCCAAACTTTTAATGAAATGATAAAAGCTAGTGATGGAGTTATTCTTAGAATACAGCCATACCTTAAAGATAATGATTGGTCATCTATTGCAGTTACTGTAAGCGATGCATGGTATTATTCGGCCGAGCATGAAAAAGAAAGGTTTGCAGAACAGATAGGATCCACAGTAGAGACTATAATAAAAACATCGGGATTAATAGCAAAAGATAAAACAATATTTGTATATTTCTTGGATTCACACCAAAAGGAACTTGCTAAGCCTAAAATGTTAGGCGGATACAAAATAGTAAGATAGCGGCTACGGCCGCTTTTCTTTAGGCGTAAAAATTCTTATCTTCTTATGTAGGAGTGATATTATGGATGTTATAGATATCAGAACATCTAAAACTTCATCACAGCACGAAAAATACGCCGTAGCTCTGTGCAGGGTTTCTACTGAAGATCAATTTACCAAGGGCCTATCCATACCAGAACAGCGCCAGCGCATCCAGCAATGGGCTGACAAAAACGATATAACAGTGTTGAGGTGGGAAGAGATATCGCACTCTGCTTACAGGGGCCTAGACGATGACCAGCGGGTACTTGAACTAATCGAATTCGCAAAAACCAATGATAAAGTTACCTGTTTCCTGGTTGATGAAAAGAGCCGTTTTGCAAGGCGTAAGTATCTCAGGGTTGTATGGCAGGAGGACCTGCGAAAGAATGGTGTGCAAGTTGTAGGCGTGAGCGAGCCCCAATATGATAGAAATAGCATCCACGGCATCTGGCTTGAGGGCATCAGTGAGACTAAGGACGAGGCCAGGAGTATAGAAACTGCATACCATACTACAAAAGGCATGATGCGTAATGCTGCAACAAGGGACCCGGAAACGGGATATTGTTATAAAAACGGGGGTATTGCCCCGGACGGGTACCGGAACCAAAGGGTTGTCCGGGGGAAAGATTCCCGGGGTAAGGATATAATAAAGCTCCTCTGGGTGGTAGACGAAGGGCGTGCTGAAACCATCAGATATATAGTACTTGACCTTTGGCTAAAGCAAAGGATGTCGTATGCCTCGATAAGGGACAACCTAAACTCAAACAATCTTAAATATAATGGATTATCAGAGCCTATACTGAACAGTAAGAATAGACCCTGGTCTACAACCACAATTAGAGAGATATGCATGAGGGCCCTTGAAGGCGGCTACTCAGGTATATATTACTGGAATCGCACTGGCCGGAACCTGCGTGGAACCGGTGCAAAGTGGAAGGATAAAGAAGATTGGATAGCTATAGAGAATGCACATCCAGAAATTATAAGTTTAAATGAATGGGAGAAGTTAAAGGCCACAGTGGGAACTATAGTGCAGAACAGGAAAAACCCAAACATTCCCGTAAACAGAAGTAAAAGCAGCCCCTACCTATTTAGCGGTATGAATGCAATAGGCGAACCTATGTTTATATGCATGAACTGCGGAGGCCCTATTAACAGTCAACAAGTGGCAAAGGACTTGTACTATCTATGCTCCAGTTATAAAAACAAGGGTAAGGCCGGCTGTAATAAAGGAGTTGCCATAAGAAAAAAAGAAGTAGAAACGAAAATAATAAATGCAATAAAGGCCAGGTTTACACCGAAGAAAATAAAGGTAATGGTTCGGGAGATTAATAATATCCTTAATGATGATTTCAAAGACTTAGAGCAAGCTGAAGCCCATATAGAAAAATCTATTCAAAACGTTGATAATTCAATCAAGAATGTTCTAAGTGCAATTCAGCAGGGCAAGGACACTACAGCTATACCATTGCTTATTGAGCAGTTAGAGAAACTGCAACAGGAAAAACAGTCATTAAAAAATAACCTGGATGAACTTAAAAAAGAAAGCCCCTCAATGCATAAAGTTGATGAGAGGACTGTTCTTAACCAGGTCCAAAACTTAGATACTATACTAAGTTCTTCGGAAGCCTCGAATAAAGAAAAGCGTATGGCCATTAGATATTTCATAAGACAACTGCAGTTCAATCCCGATAGCGGTGAAGTGTACATTTACTACTGGCAAGATCCTACAGGGAAAGATAGAGAAAGGTTAAAGCTTATAACCAGAAAACCATCCCGCAATATTATGATTAAGGACGAGCCCGGTTCCCGGCACCAATAA